GGTCTGGGTCAACAGCGTACTGCGCTTTAGCGGCCAACTGGAGCAGCCCGCGGAACAGAAGGTGCCCGGTTCAGGGGTATTGCTCACCACGTGCACGTGTTCCGATAATCACTATCGTGCCGACAAACGCACTGCGGCCAAGTCTTATGTCAGCTTGACCGCTGGGGCCATGGTGCAGGATCTGTACAACACGTATCTGTTCGGCGAAGGGGTTGAGGCCAGCTTCGATACCACTAATCGTTGTACCCCTAACCAATCCAATCCCGATGTAGACATTAGCGCCTTTGCAACCTTTGGTACTGCTACCCTGACTCAGGACACGGCCACCTCTATCGTCGGGCGTGCGGCGTGTAAGGCGTTCTGCAGCGGGTCGACTAATCACCAAGGCGTGCAGATGATTGTGCCGATCTCGGGCGTTTTTTCGGCTAGTACTCAGTACACGGTCAGCGCTTATATCCGCGGCCCGCTCACGGCAGCGGGCAACTTGGCCGTGAAGTTCTCCGCGTGGCAGTCGGGACCCTCTCAGACAGTTACCACGCAACAGGCTATTACCCTTACTAATAAATGGCAACGAGTCTCAGCCACGTTTACCACACCTGGCACCATTACGGCCACGGGCTATGGGGTCATGGTCGAGACTGGCACGGTGACCGGCCAGACAACCACCATCTGGATCGGAGCCGTCCAGATCGAAACCGATGCGGCTGCATCGGCTTGGCAGCTTGGACAACATGGGGTAACCAATACCACGGTACAACAGGGTAATCTACTCACGGAGCAAGTGTGCAACTACATTACCGTGGCAGTATCGTTGGACCAGATTTCCGCTAAGACAGGGTTCACTTGGTGGATCGATGCCTGGCGCATACTCTACTTCCAGCAGTACACCCTGCGAGCTGCTCCCTGGAGCATCTCCAAAGATGTCACCACCCAGACTTACCTAAACTTACTAGAAGCGACCATTAAGGTTACCGATGGTAACCCAACTTATCGTAATACGCAGTACGCGCTGGGCGGGGTCAATACCACTGCCACGCAGACCGAGACGCGTGTCGGCGATGGAAACACGCAAGCTTGGGCTATGGCGTTTCCGCTGGCGAAGGTACCTACGATCAAGGTGAACGGCGTAACCAAAACCGTCGGAATCAAAGGTGTCAGTACTGGCAAAGACTTCTACTGGAGCAAAGGGGATGCAGTCATCTCCCAGGACATCAGTGCCACCAAACTTATCAACACTGACACGCTCCAGGTACAGTACCAAGGTGAGTTCCCGACAGTCGCCGTGGTAAACAACCAGTCCGAGATTTCCTCGCGCCAATCCGTCGAAGGTTTTGGCACCGGCATCGTTGAGGCGGTGATCACGTCCCGCCAGGTGAGTAGCTCCACTGCGGCCTTCGAACTCTGTAATGCGCAGCTCAACAAGTATGGTATGATAGCCAAAAAGTTGGAGTTTAGCACCACCACAGATGGCTTGGCCGCCGGGCAAGTACTAACTGTGACCATAGTCGAGCACGGGCTCAACAACGTCCAGATGCTCATCGAGACCGTGATCACCACGGAAGTGGATAACACCGCTTATTTCGCGGTAACCGCTATTCTCGGGCCGGTAGACGGTTCATGGGCTAAGATCTTTGATGTCATGTCCCAGATGGTGGCAAGCGCGGCTTCCGATAACGTCGTCACCACAGGGACGAACACGGTGGCACTGCTACAAACTTTTCCGGAGACTTGGACCTGGACAGATAGCTTTACGGTGACTGTCCAGGCTTGTCACTTCCCCGGCGCAACGTTGTATCCCGGTGCTACAGTGTATCCGTGCTAGGAGAATTCAGATGACGGACGAACCACCTACCCTACGCAGTTTTCTGCGTCACTATCTAGGACAGGCCTTCCCAGAGCTAGGGCCCACACTGCGAGATCTCAAAGCCTTTCCGGACGAAGAGAAACTCATTGCCGAGGTCATACACTTTGCAGAGACGTGGCGCTGGCGCGGTCAGATCAAGGTGACCCATCGGGACCTCGCCGGCGCGGTGATAGCTGTCGAGGAGTTCCCCAACACGATCTGCGATGTGGCGCGAACCATGATTCGCGACGTGCTGGCGGGGAACACCGCGGACGGAGCCATTGGGTACGGCGCCCTGGGTAGTGGCGCTACTACTCCGGCTACCAGCGACACGATCTTAACCACCGAACAGTTTCGCAAACAGATTACCACCCAGTTCGCAGTGGGCGCCAATGGGCTGACTACCACCACGTACATTGCGCCGTCTGAGGCCTGTTCTTCCGGGGGTACCGGGACAAACTTTACTATTCAGGAAATCGGATGGTTTGCCGGGCCAAATGCTTCTGCTACTCCCGGTTCCGGTACGCTGGTTGCGCATGTATTATACAATCATGCGAAGACCGCGCTGGAGAGTCTAGAGATCGACCGCACTGACACCTTTAGTTGAGTAGGAGTGTTCCATGGGCTACACACGAGTCAACTGGAAAGATGGCTCGGGCAACCCGGGTGGTGACACTCCACTCGATGCCGCAAACCTGAACCAGATGGATCTTGGCATCTCCAATGCTGTTGCCAACGACGGCACTAGCACTATGACTGCAGCGTTGAAGACTGCGTTGGCGTTGGGCGGAGCGAATAAGGTGGTGCTAGATCTCAATGCCACTGACGGCAAGCATTACCAGTTCCTCATCCGTACTGATGGAGCCATCGTGCTGTGGGACGCGACTGATAGTCGTAACGTAGCACTTTGGTATCCGGCGGGGATCTCGACCAACCTTGTCTACGACGGCGGTCTTGGAACCATCCGGGAAGTGCGGCGGTTCTTCGGAACTGCCGATCCTTCGACGTACGCCACAATGCAAGAGTGTGACGAATGGGTGAAGGTATAAATGGCCGTACACACTCTGGGCAACCAAGCCGCGCCCACGTTTGGATCAAACGTGGATGCAGCCCACGACGAGATCGCCCCAACTGGCTATTTGGCAATGCCGGCCAACGGGTATGTCTCGTGGGTAGCGGCTTGGTTCGGAGCTAATAGCGGTACGGGTCCGGCGCGTTGGATCTTGTTTGACAACGGCGGGCATGTACTGGGGTATAGCAACGTTGCCACCGTCGGCGGACTTACCTGGTATGGCCAGAATCTTATCACGCCGGTGTTCCGTTCCGCGGGCCAATCAGTCGGTGGGGGCTGGATTTTCGGTGGGGGTACACAGCACTTCGGCGTGTACAGTGGGGGCAATTGGAAAGGCGGCTCGGTTGGTGGTATCCCGACAGACTCGACAGGGTTCGCCACTCCCGGCTCTCCGTTCATTCAAGGCGGTATCGGCTATTATCTGCAGTGGCTCGATCCGCTCTCGATTAGCAGTGTATCACCTAATCCAGCAGTTGCAGGCCAAACAGTCACACTTGTCGGCGTAGGTTTTACTGGCGGCAACATTACCGGCGTCACTGTCAACGGTATCGGCGCCTCCTTTGTACCTGTCGACGACGGACACATGAACGTCGTCATTCCCAATGGGTTCACTACTGGCAACATTGTAGTGACCTCTGATCATGGCACGGCGTCTATCGGGTTCACCGAGGGTCCGCCGAGCATCTCGAGTATCAGTCCTTCGACGGCTGGGGTCAGCCAAACGGTTACCCTTGGTGGTAGCGGGTTCACTGATGGTACCGTGACCAGTGTCACGTTCAACGGCGTCACCGCAACGTCGTACAACGTTATCAATAACAATACTGTGACCGCTGTCGTGCCCGCGGGTGCTACAACCGGTCCCGTGGTAGTTAGTACTAACCACGGATCCGCTTCGTTTGCCTTGACCGTAGTAACACGCCGTATCTGGCGTGCGGCCGCAGGGCCGGGTTGGGCGTTTGCCCAAGGCAGCTTCACCTGGCGTTTGGGCCATTGGGTACAACAAACCCAAAATGAGTACGAGCGCGCAGGATCGTGGACGCAGCCTAGCTAGGAGTGTTAGATGTCAGCTTTCGTATCCAAGTATCTCCAGGACGCCCGGGTCAACTGGTTTCGCGGAGTGGCGTATCCGACCGCGCTCGCCAATGTGTACGTGGCATTGGTGACCACGGCTCCGACGGCGCGTGACGGCACCTCGCTGGTCGAGTGCACAGGCGGCTCCTATGCGCGCCAGGCAGTTGCCAATGCGGGGCTACCAGCAGCGTCCACGTCCGGCTCGGGTCTCTCGGCGATTGAGCAGACCAACAACAGCAGCCAGATCTCCTTCAA